TCATTGGACCACCAATGGCCGTGTCGAAACGATAAATCGAAACGGAGCCTACGGTTACCAGCCGGAAGCGAACCAGTTTGTGTGGCGTGGTGATACTGCGCAGTTCGGGAATGGCCTAGTGCAGATGGTTACTGCTGACTGTAGTCTTGTCAGCGGCACCTCCGCGTTTTGGCACCTGAACAACGGAGTCATCACTAACCTCGTGAATAGGGCTAAGGCCGAATGCCTGGTAAAGGCAAAGGACAAAACCCTAGACATGTCGGAGATCTTGGTCGATCTTCCGGAAACGGTTATGATGGTTGCTTTGAGGTCCATTCAAGTTATGCGTGCTTTTCGTTATGCACGTAAACGTCAATGGGATGAAGTCTTCGTATCGCTTGGACTATTGATGGCTTTACCGCCTGATGTACAAAAGCGAATGGAACGACTTCATGGTCCTAGAGTATTCTCCGGTCGGCACAGTAAGAAAGTGCTTGAACGCGGTACTCGACATTGGAAGGAATTCCAACGGACCAAAGGAGTTGACCGTCTCTGGCTTGAACTCCAGTACGGTTGGCTGCCCCTCTTATCGGACATCCACAGTGGTGTAGAACTCGCGTCGAAGCTCCTTAACGGGAACCCGACGCAAGGACATTTCACGGCAGTTCGCCGTTTGACCGCACCGCTGCTCCTCCGTAATCCGGATTATAATCCGGTTTGGCTAGATGCCAAGGCCTCGGCCGAAGCTTTAGCCCGTGTGGAGGTGCGGTATAGGTGGAGGGTTTCGGATGCGCAAGTTGCGTTCCTTGACTCTCTCGGACTCCAGAATCCACTCTACGTGGCCTGGATTAGTGTCCCTATGAGTTTTGTCGTAGACTGGATTGCTCCTGTCTCGACCTGGCTTGAAAGCCTGTCTGCTCCCCTTGGACTACAATTCACCTCCGGATATGTGACCCGTCAATCTTGGGGTCGATCGGAGATTCATGCATCGCAGAGGTCTACCTCTGCTTATACCAAGGTGTATGAAAGTGGCGCGACTTTTGCCACCCATGAGCGTTTGGAGACGAAAAGAGAAGTTCTCTATAGTTTCCCGATCACGGTTCCGTATATTCGGTTACCTTCACTCGAACCTGCGCGGATCGCAACAGCGGTTTCGCTAATTACTTCAACAAGGAAGCATTAACAAATGCCACAGCTGCAGAGCCTCGTCCTCACGGACAGAGCTACCCCCACTCCCGTCAACCGCACCTTTCTCCCCAAGGATGTTTCAAACCTTGGGGTCGGGACTGTTGTCAACTCGAGTGGCGTGCCCGCGGGGGCACAACGGGTTTCCGTTAGCATGCGTCAGCGTGCCAGTGGTAACTACCACGGTGAGCTTCGACTTGCCGTGCCGGTGGTGGTAACTGAGACCATTAACGGTGTCAGTATGCCAAAGGTCATTCGTACCGGGTACGCAACCCTGACCTGCGATTTCGACAAAACGTCGAGTGAGCAGGAAAGGAATGACGTTATCGGCCTCATGGCTTCGGCCTTGGCTTCCGGTAAGGTGCTCGTGAACGACGCCCTCGTCAAACTTGAGGGCGTCTACTAACTAAGGCTATGACAACCTTTATCATAGTCAGCATCACGGGCGCGGTCGCTTCGGTGATTGTGAGCGCTTTGATCATGTACCATGGGTGCACCTTGCACCTTGGTGATCTAGGCGTGAACCTCGTCGGGCTTACGTGTCCTTTCTAACGGTAATTCGGCCGTTAGGACCTTCAAAACCCACCTACCAGAGGTAATAACCATGGTATCCACTTCGAAGTATGAGAAACTCGAAGTACCCCGTGACTACTACGATCGGTTTGTCAGTAGGCTTCGTGGCCTATTAGACCGAGATCCCTCTTTCAAGGCTAAATACCTTGCTATGGAGATCGAGTCGAAGACGAATGACCCGGCGAAGGCCGAGTCGGCTGATCTAAGGCGCTCGCGTGCCATTGAGAAATGGCTCGCGTGCGAGGAACGCAATCGAGCTACCAACATTCGCTTGATGCACCATCACGAGGAGGATATTCTCTTCCTCTATCGGGATCGTTACCCGGTATCAGTCGTCGAGGTATTGACGACTGCGCGTCGGTTTATTGCCGACGTCGTTGGTGCTAGAATACCTTGGGATGAGCTTTCGGGCTCATTCTCAGGTGGTGCGGCCACCTCTGTAAAGAGGGGGGTTGGTACTATCGCCCGTAAGTTCCTTAACGGAACCAACATCACAGAAAGTGCCATCTGGCATTTCCTCAGGCTGACTAAGGAGTCAGCCATATGGATGCCCCGGTCGTTCACTACGATCCCGGGTAATGTGTTGTTTACTGTCCCTAAAACCTCCTTGATTGATCGGTGCGCCGCAAAGGAGCCCGATTATAACATGTACCTTCAGAAAGCGATAGGCGATTACCTACGCCGTCGTTTGAAGGGGGTTGGAGTGGATCTCAATGATCAGTCGATTAATCAACGACTGGCCAAAGAGGGAAGCATTTACGCTTCTAACAAGGACCGCGCGAAAGCGTGGTCGACCGTTTCGCCAAGCGATCCGGTTACGATACGGCAGCAAGGTCTTGACCTCGCTACTGTAGACTTGTCGAGTGCTAGTGATAGCATTACGACACAGCTCGTCTTGTTGCTACTTCCTGAAGAGTGGTTTGACCTAATGGACGATGTTCGGTCGAAGTTCACTTTTGTGAACGACGGTTGGCATCGGAACGAAATGTTCTCATCCATGGGCAATGCATTCACGTTTGAGCTTGAGTCCTTAATATTCTGGGCTCTCACTCGGGCGTGCGCGTTTCACACTCAAACACGTGGGAGGATCTCTGTTTACGGAGATGACATCATCTGCCCTACGGGGCTGGAGGATGCTCTGAAATCCACTTTTGACTACTGTGGTTTCCAAATCAACCCAAAGAAGTCCTTCTTTGAAGGACCGTTCAGGGAGTCATGCGGTAAACACTGGTATAATGGGGTGGATGTAACTCCTTTCTATGTGAAAGGGGTTCCCGTGAACGTTAGCGACTGGATTCTCCTCCTTAATTCGTTGAGGAGGTGGTCGCACTCTGGTTTTGGCATTGCCGATCCCGCCTATTATAGGCTCTGGGCCGAATATGCTCATTACCTAGTTCCGGAACCCGTTAAAGGGTTTTGGTTGTGCGACTCGCGGGCAATGCTCGCGAGCCCTGGTCGTCCCCCTATCGCGCGTGTCGTGCGAAAGCAACGTATACATGACGCGGAGGAGAGAACTCTAGCCTTTGGTGCATATCTTCACTGGCTTCATGCTAGTGATGGCCGTGATGGCCAGACCGATTTGGAGACCTCCCGTTTTAGAACGGACGGTTCCCTAACGATTAGACGTGTCTCCTGGCTAGATAGGGGAGAATTAGCCTACTGGTTCCCGCAAGAGCTGGGCCTGGTTGACTAACCAG